GAAAGACTGTTGCATTTAAAGCTGTACTTTTTTTTATTCTAGCAGTAGCATAGTCCACAGATTTTGCATCTGTAGGTATAGAATATCTTACAACACCTGCAGTTAAAGTCTTTGTTTCTGTATCGTGATTAAATGGAAAGCCATATTCATGTTGATTTATATATCGTATAGATGCATTTACAGCATCCTTTACCATTGCATATTCACCAATGGCAGATGCAAAATTACTAGATGTAAGTTCTACTTCATTTAGTCTTCTGTTAACATCATTGACTAAACCTAAATAATCATATGCCATTATTATTCCTTAGAGTAAGCTAAAGGGGCCACCGTAGCAGCCCCTAAAGTTTTATGCAAGTAGATCACGATCCACTTCATTAGCAGAACTAGACTGTGATACTTCATCCATGAGAATGCAAACTGCAAACACACGAATAATACCACCAGTAATGGTTCCACTTGACGCATGAATTTCTACGTCAATAGTATCTGCTGATGCAGTAAATGCTGGTACGTTAGCAACAACACCACTTGACAGACCTGCAGGTGGAGTAATATCTCCTGCTGAAGCTCCATCTAAGTCGAATGACGCAGCAAACAAGTCTACGTCTGTTCCTGTAATACCGACATGCAAAGCAGAGTCAGTTGTAGTACCTGTCATTGCAGTAACAACTTTGAAACCTGCGTACAGGATCATAGTGTTTGCAGGGACAGCAATAGCTTGGATAATATCATCCGCTGCTAAAGCAGTACCACCATTTTGTAGGATAGCATCTGCAAGATCAATATCGTTTTGCAGAGTTACCAAGCTGCCACGAAGCTGCTTGTTGCCAGTACCACCGTTATTGGAAGTAGAGGCTGAGTTTGTGGACATAGTAATAGTAGCCATAATTCAATCCCCCCTTATGCTGCGTTGTACTTGGCAGTAACGATTGCTTCTGGACGAAGAATCTTCCTACCGTATAGATGCATACCACGAACAATGTCAGCAAAGCTGTCAGGGTCACGATATGTTTCTGTCTTATTGATCTGCTCTGCAGTTGCAACAGCAGAATCATGTCCTGCGACAATAACACCAAAGTTTGCATTTTGGTTTGCTGATCCTGATGTACCTGGACCTGTGCCTACGGCTGGCAGGTTTGAAGATACATATAAACGGAAGCCATGAAAGTTATTAATCACAAGGCCATTACGTAAGCCCCCCGATTCTCCATAATCTCCATTCATAAAACGGCTATCCTCGTCAGAAAGGATTTCCATAAATACAGGGTCAATAACGAGCCAACGATTTTGTGTATCGACTTGTTGTTGATCAAGCAAACGTTTCATACGTGCTACAACCATAGCAGGTGAAGCTGTAGCTGTTGGCAGTGATGTGGCTCCAGGCATACGTGCAGTAAGTGGGATTGAATGCTCCCCTGCAGATGACGTAGTAATATTGCCAAAGTCACCTTTTTTTAACTTCATGCTTGAAAGCAACTCGTCATCACCTGCGGTCAAAACAGCTTTTTCACCACTTGCTGTGGTGTTGGCTGTATCTGCTTTTGCATGTAATGCTGATTGCTTAAAGCCTGTCATATAACCAAGAACTTCTTGGTCATACTGATCTGCTAGACGATATGCCGCACGATCTGTTGCAAGCTCCATGAAATTTACGTGGCTGTGTGCTTCTTCGATGTCATCCATCTTAAAAGCAAAGTAGTTACTTTTATCAACCACTAATGTGAAATCTTCATCGTCAAGATCTTGTGCTGTGACAGTTGTGCCACGAGTATAAGCTTGAACTGAGATCTCAGGTTCTTTAATAATACGAACAGTATCACCCTGGGCAGAAATCTCCCCAAAATAATCTGAGTTCGTAATATCTCCAACAGTAGCAGCTTTGCGAAAAGCAAGCTGAACCTGTTTGGAGTAGATTACAGGGCTAAAATTACCGTTAGGTAAGTTCCCATAACCTGATGCTGATGAAAAAGCCATGATATAATCCTCCTATAAAGTTTGGCTTCACTATAAGCTAAACATATTAAATAGAGGCTGAATGTTTTAACAGGGTGCATACTCTACTGATTGGCCTATCAGTTTTGTACGGGCCTATACACATACAGGTAAGTCTTTTTGTTTAGGCTATTTATTAGTATTGTAATTAAAAGGTAGACCATTAGGTGGCTTTTAACTATTATACATATAGTTATACTGTAAATTTTTTATTTGTCAACAGTATTTTATCGTGCAGAGCCAGACATGTCATAAATAAATTTACCAGCTCTGATTGATTCCATAATTGCATCTGCAGCCTTTTCATATTGTGCTGCAGTCATTTTAGAAACTTGTGATTCTGTAAAGGTTCCCTCTGTATTTGTTGTTGCAGGTTCACTACGACTAGTGCGACTACTTACAGATTTAGCTGCCTCTTTAGAATCAACAGATTTATTTGTTTTAATATTACGATCTGATTTATACAAATCTATAGCACGTGCAGCAGAACGTGAGTCGGTATCATTTTCATATAATGCATCTTGTACCCACTTAGGCTGTTCATTTGCCCAATCGTGAAAGTCATCACTATCTCGTATCTTATCAAAATCTGAATGCATTTGCATAAGTTCTGCTTCTGCTTTTTTACGAGATGCAGAAGCTTGCATTTCATCTATTTCTTTTACACGGTCTTCTAATTTTGCAGCTTGTTCTTTTGCTTTTTTAATTGCAATAGTTTCTACTATAGCTGCAACGTCTGGATACTTGTTAGTCCAAGCCTCAATATCTTCATCTGACTTAGGTAATTTAATTTCTTGTCTTGTAACTTCTTTTAACTGACCTTCAAGAGTTTTAAATTTATTTTCCCAATCTTTTTCTTTTTGTTGCATATGGCGGCGTAAATCCCCATAACGCTTTTTAAAACTTTTTTCTTCAGGACTACTTGGTTCTTCTTTAATAACTTCTTCTTTAGGCTCTTCTTTATTATCAAGAAGTTCTTGTAATTCTTTTTCGTTTTCTTCTATTCTATTTTTATTTGCATTTTTCCTATCCATAAATGCAACTTTTTTAGGTTCTTCTTTAATCATTACTGTTTCGTTCATTGTGCTTCTTTCACTAGGGCCATCGTAGCCATGTTGGATGGGGGATGAGTAGCCAGCATATATAGCAGATTACTTACGTGTTGCTAAACCACGTTTCTTTGAGGTAACTTTCTTTTTAGGTTTAGATATAAAACCACCTTTTGCTCTGCCACCCACATTAAATGTACCACGATCTTTCATTTGTTGTATTGCTGTTGAAGTGTCCGTTGAATAAGTAGTAGAAGGTGTTGGCCTTCCTGCTTCAGCATAAGGATCTTGCGAAGGTTGTGCATATGCAGGAGCAGAAGCAGCTATTTGTGCTGCACTTGGTCCATCATCATCACTACTACTACTTGTTGGCTTTCCTGCTTCAGCATAAGGATCTTGCGAAGGTTGTGTATATGCAGGAGTAGGTGCAGTTGTTGCGGGTGTAGGTGTTGTAACTACAGGAGTTTCAGTTAAATCTTGTAATAGTGAAGGATCATACACTTGTTCTCTTTGCTCTTTACTACTTTGAGTCATAGCTTTCATAACAGCTTGAGCCATAGATAAAGGATCTGCAGCATCTTCTTCTGGTGGTTTATCTTGTAATGCTCTAAATGCAGCCGCACCCTGTTTTGCAGATCTTCTTGCAGCAGCTATAATCGGGTCAACACTTATAGCAGAATCTGTTTCTGCAGCATTTGCATCTTCAGGAATATTTGTTAATACTCCTGCAATTTGAGAAGGTGTAATTTCTACTCTATCAGGTCTAAACCTGTTATCAAGGACAAGAGTATCTCCTAATACACTAGTGCTTCCTAATCCTTCTGGAGTAGCAAATCTATCTTCAGCATAAGGATCTTGAGAAGGTTGTGAATATACAGGACCATCCCTAGTCAAAGTATTATCTTCAAAATATGGAGCAGCCGCAGATGTTGCAAAAGGATCATCTACAATAGTAATAGTAGGTTCTTCACCTTTTTGGTCTGGTCTTTTAGGTGGTGCAATATTTGCAGCACTAGTTACTGCTACTACTACAGCATCTTCTTTTTGCTTAGGAGTAAGTACATCTGTTAATGCGTTTGTTACGGTTTTAATTAAGCCACCAACTACTCCTAAAAAATCTACATTAACAGTGCCTTTACCTTCAGTTTTATCTTGAAGTTCAACAAGAGAATCTCTTAAATTTTTTAATTGACCTGCATTAGACATTTTCTTAACAAAGTTTTTATCTTTTAACATTTCTCCTAATTTTGTTAAAGTTTGTTTTTCGTTTGCTTTAGTTGCAGCATAAGTTAAACCTCCAAGTACAGGATTAAGTGCAAAAGCAAGTCCTGCCATTACACTACCTGCTGGACCTTTAATTTTATTAACTTCATTTACAATAGCTTCTGGTGTAGCTTCATCCCAATTAAACGGTGGGGGTGGGGGTGGAGCACCATCATCATCTCTGTCACGAGATACTTGTGTTACATTTGTAACTATATCTTCTTCAACTACATCTTCTTTAACTACATCTTCAGGATCTACACCTTCTTTGTAAGGTACATAACCTTCAGGTATATCTGATATAGGCTTACCTTCATAAAATTTAAATGTTCTAATATCTCCTGTAGCTGGATTAATATACTTAACATTAATATAAATACTATCTATTGCTTCTTCTGCTGTTGTATCGGGTCTAGGAGTACCAGTAACTGTTTGATAAGGCACACCTGCAAAAGATGGTAGATAAGATGTTGTTTGAAAAGGCTGTTGTGTAGTAGCAGGATTAAATGAACTAGCTGGCGGTATATATTGATTTGGATTAATTTGTGTACCTTGATAAATAGATGGTTGATATCCCATTCCACCTTGTGACATTTTTTTAGGTTCATCATTTTCTTGCGGTGCACTACTAACAATAATTAAATCTGCCATATCAAATGGGAGATCATCAGGCATTGTTGCTTCATCACTATTGCCCATTTGTCCCATAGCTTCCATTTTCTTTAAGCCCATTTTAGCTTCTTGTCTTAGCTGCATTAATTTATCAAGGCCAATGTAACGAACTACATCTTCTGGAAAAATAAACTCACCTTCACTTATCATAGCGGGTATATCATCACGAACACCTTTTTTAGTACCGCCTACAGGAACTTCATTTCCAGATACCTCATCTACTTCACCACCCTCATCTTCTAGGCCCCCTCGTGCAAATAAATCTAGCTGTTTTTCCATTGTAATTTTACCCATTTTTTAATACTTCATCACGTAACATTTGTAATCTACGTAATTGAAATATAGCACCCTGTGCTCTATACATTATCTGTATATTATCTGCTTGTTCCATATTACGATGTTGTTGTTCTATTAACGTATCTAAATAGTTACTGAACTGGTCCCACTGCTGGTGGTTGCTGACCAGCCCCTTGAGCTTGTTGAGGTGCTCCTTGTTGTTGTTCATTGCCACTAAATCCTTGTTCTTGTGGTGTTGGTGCTTGTCCAGTACCTATTGTACCGCCACCTGCTCCTGTCGGGTCTATAGGTGGTGCTTGTTCAACTTGTTGTTCTTGTTGAAACTGTTTCATAAGTTCAGCTTGTAATGCAGCTTCACTCATATTATTAGTAACTTTTTCTGGATCAAGACTTAAAGACTTTGCAATTTCACGAATAACATATTGAAATTTAGCAAAGGGTGCAAGTGCAGGACTAGATGCAATCTGCATAAATTGCATAAGTCTTTGACTACGTACTTCATTAGCCATAAGACTTTCTGTTCCACGAGCTTTAACTTCTAAATCTCCTTTAATCTCAGGATCAAAATCAAATTGCATATTAAATCTAAACAAACCCTCGCCAAGAGGACGTAATAAATAATCATCTACATTTTTAATTACATTTTTTATACTGCCTTGTGCGGCACCCATAAGCATACTAATACCAGAAGCAGTACGACCCACCCCAGATACCCCCGTTTGACCATGTGCGAAAGATGGAAAACCAGTTGATTCATCTGCTAATACCCTTGCCTTATCAAATAGCTGCAAATTTTCTGCAGCAACATTTGGAAACTTGGTGCCGAAAATAGCCTGTCCTGGAGCACCACCCTGTCTCCTAAATACTTTACCAGGATATACTGTTAAGTCTTGGCCTGGAACTAAGTTTGTTTCATCTACCTCAATTAAAAGATTACCAGATAATACAGCATTGTCAACAGCCATTCTCATAAAGCCATTCATAAGAGTCTGTGTATCATCCATATTTTCTGCTATACCTACGCCAAAGAATGAATATGGGTTTAGTTCATAAGGTACAGCCATGTAAGGAATAGTTGCAGGTTTAAATGGATTAAGAACCATTCGTAAAAGTTTACCATTACAAATCCATACATTAGCTTGTAGTTCATCTATGTCTTGCATTTCAGGTGGTATATCTACACCTTGATCAAGTAAAGATTCAACCTCAACCATACCCCAATATTCAAGAACTTCAAATCTGTATACTCCATGCTCTGGTGCATAGTCAGATAAATCATCTTCCCAATATTCTTTATTGTAATTTTCACCTAGATTTATGGCTTCATCAATTACACTAGATCTAAAATATGGACGTTTCTTTAATGCTCTCATTTGAGAACGTGATAGTTTATGTCGTTCTATTACAAACTGAGCTTCGTCCATATTATTAGCATCTGGATCAGGATAAAGATTCCAAACAGAAACATGAGATACTTGTGGAATAGTTTTTATAGTAGGAGAATACTCTCCATCCTCTCCCCAATTAGGATATTCTTTATCAACAGCAAATGGCCCTTTCATTACACCAGTGCCAAACAAAGCCATTTCAAATGCAGTGCTTCTTAAATGTTTACTAGCACTAGATTCTTCTAATTGATCATGTATTTTCTTTTGCATTTTTTTAGCTGCAATCATTGCAGGACTAAATGTAACTGCAGTTGGAGTTTGTCCAACTCCCTTTTTTAATCCCTCTACATCTTCTAATTTATCTTTTAAAGATCCAAGACTTTCTAATAAAGTTTTTTGGGTTGCACCTTTTGGAAACTCTTTACCATCTCCTGAAAAACCATATGGACTTACAGGTTCATCTGTTTCTGATTCTCTTAATTGAGAGGGTTCTTGTGGATCAAAATTTACATCAT